TGCCGCTGGTTCGACGTGCCGCCCGTCTTGGTCCACCACTCCAATACAACGACCTGGGGCAGTGGCATCGAGCAGATTGTCGACGGCTTCTACAAGTTGACCATTCGTCCAATGCTCGTATCGGTTGAGCAGGCCATTCGTAAGCGCGTCATGACGCCGCGCCAGCGCGCCACGATGACCGCTGAATTTGCGATGGATGCCCTTTTGCGGGGCAGCTTGAAGGATCGCATGGACGTGTACGCGCGAGCCGTCCAGAACGGCCTTAAAACGCGCAACGAATGCAGGCAGTTGGAAAACGATCCGCCCATTGCAGGCGCAGACGAATTGACCGCGCAAAGCAACCTTGCCCCGCTGTCGATGCTGGGCAAGTTGAACAACGGCGGCGGCGCGGAAGTCGCCCCGCCTGTCGAACAGTAAAGGGGCAACCATGCTAGTGCAAAAGACACTTGCGCTTGAAGGCGTCGAGTTGAAGCTGGACGAGAAAACGGGCCGCTTCGCGGGCTATGCGTCCGTGTTCGGTGGCGTCGATTCGTACGGCGACACGATCATCAAGGGCGCCTTTGAAAGCACGCTGCGCAACAACGGCAAGCCCAAGATGTTTTTTAACCATTCGTGGGATATGCCCATCGGTAAATGGGTGACGGCCAAAGAGGACGACCACGGCCTATTTGTTGAGGGCGAGCTTACGCCGGGCCTTGCGCTGTCGTCCGACGTTGGCGCCGCGCTGCGGCATGGGACGCTGGACGGCCTGTCCATTGGCGGCTTTCTGAAAAAGGGCGACTACGAGGAAACCGAAGGCGGGCGAATTATCCGCAAGTGGTCGAGCCTGATGGAAGTGTCGCCGGTCGTATTCCCTGCCGACAGCGCCGCGCGTATCGACCTGTCTAGCGTCAAGAGCGCCGAACTGATTGAGGAAATCGCAGCAATCGAAACGCTGCGTGAATTTGAAGGCTGGTTGCGGGATGCAGCGGGCCTTAGCAAAGGGGCGGTGCAAGCGCTGACCGCCCGCGCAAAAGTGATCTTGACCACGCGGGACGCGGGGGACAAGGACGCCGAAGCGAAAGCCGCACAAGACCTTGCCGCGCGTATCGCGCGCATCGGGGATTTGTGCCGGTAAGCGCGCATTCCGCAAACAGCAAGCCGCCTTCGGGCGGCTTTTTTTATACCTAAGAGGAACACAATGGACATCGTTCTGAAAGCGATTGAGGGCGTCGAGGCGAAGCTTGCCGAAATGTCGAAAAAGGCCGAAGCCGAATTTGCCGCGATGGGCAAAGTGTCGGAGGACACGAAAACCGCAATCGACACGCTGGGCATCGAACAGCGTACCCTTGCTGATCGCCTGCTGAAACTGGAACAGAAAGGCACGGCGCAGCCCGAAGACAAAGCGGGCCTGACTTCGTGGGGCAAACAGTTCGTTGCCGCCGATGCGTTCAAGGCGTTCGCGGGCGGTCAAACGCAAAAGGCCCGCGTCGAGGTCAAGAACACGCTGACCGGCAGCGCAACGACCGTGGCGCCGGATCGTAAGCCGGGCATCGTGCCGGGACTGGCGCAACCGCTGACGCTGGAAGCGTTTTTGCCGTCCCTGCCCACGTCGAGCAACGCAATCGAGTTCGTGCGCGAGAACGTGTTTACCAATAACGCCGCAGAGGTTGCGGAGGGCGCGGCCAAGCCTGAATCTAGCATCACTTTCACGCTTGTGAACCAGCCCGTTTCGACCGTCGCGCACTGGCTGAAAATCTCGCGCCAACTGGCCGCAGATAATGCCGCGCTGGCCGCGTACGTCGATTCGCGCTTGACCTATGGCGTCAACCTGCGCGTGGAACAGCAGCTTGTCAACGGCGACGGCAGCGCCCCGAACATCAACGGCTTCATGAATTCGGGGAACTTCACGGCGCACGGCTTCGCAAATGGCGACCTTGGTTCAACGCTGAAACGCCTTGTCTTGATCCGCAAAATGATCGCGGATTGCTGGATCGCGGGCGCCCCTGCTGACGGCATCGTTATGAACCCGGTTGATTGGGCCAATATCGAAATCGACCTTATCACGACCAACGCGGGGCAAACGCTGTACAGCGTTTCGGATTCGGGACAGCCGCGCCTGTTCGGTCTGCCGGTCATCCAGAGTATCGGCATGACCGCCGATACGGTGGCGGTCGGCGCGTTCAGCCAAGCGCTGACCAAGTACGACCGCGAGGGCGTTGTCGTTGAAATGTCCGATAGCGACGGCGACAACTTCACCAAAAACCTTATCACCATCCGTGCTGAACGTCGCCTTGCACTCGCCAACGAGCGCCCTGCAATGATCCGTGCCGGTGATCTGTCTCCGGCGTAACGGGATAGGGGGCGGCGTTCGCGTCGCCCCGTTTTCAGTGGAGGGAATCATGAGCCTCGTATCGATAACCATTCGTGGAACGGTCATCACGTCGCGGTATGGCGTGCTGTCGTCGGGCGATGTACTGAGAACGGACGCCGAGTATGCGCGCCATCTGGTCGAGGATTGCAAAGCAGCCGACTATACCGCCGCAAAGCATACCGAAGCGGACGAACCCAAGGCCGCGCCGCAAGCGGCGGCACAAGGGCGCCCGCGCAAATCCAAAGGATGATTCGTGCTTAAACTCGTAACCGCCGCGACCGTCGAGCCGATTAGTCTGGACGAAGCAAAGCTATTTTTGCGTGTCGATACGGATGCCGATGACACGCTGATTACCGCGCTGATTTCGGCGGCGCGCGAGTACGCGGAACACTACACGCAAGCCGCGTTTGCTGATGTCGTGTACGAACTTGCGCTAGACGCATTCCCGGTGGGCTGTATCGACCTGCCGAACAGTCATATCGTGACGGTTACGAGCATCAAATACACGGACGAGGCAGGTGTCGAGCAAACGCTAAGTTCTTCCGCATACGCCCTGTCCGATTACGGCATGGTCGCGTTCGTGTATCCGGTGTCGTCGTGGCCAGTGGCAAAGGCTGTGCCGAACGCCGTACGTATTCGCTATTCGGTGAGCGCGGGCGCAGTGTCGGCGGCGGCGCGCACGGCAATGCTTGAACTTGTCGCCCACTTTTACGAAAGCCGCGAGAACGCCGACGTTGTGCCGCCGTGCGTCTTGCGCCTGCTGGACGTGTCGAAGGTGTACCGATGACGACTATCGGAGATTTGCGCGATGTGGTGACGATCCAAGTTTCTGGCGCGGATCGGGATGACATCGGGGACATCGTGCCATCGTGGGGCGCGTACGTCACCCTGCGCGCGAACGTGCGCGACCTGTCGGGGCGCGAACTGATCGCGGCGCAGGCGATGCAAAACCAAGTGACGACGCAAATTACGATTCGCTTTCGCGATGACATCGTGCCGTCCATGCGCGTCGTTCGCGGCGCTGATGTCTTCGTGATTCAAGACGTGCTGAACCCAAGCGGCAAGCGCGATTGGTTGCAACTCATGTGCGTGCGTGGGGTGGCAAATGCTGAAAGTGTCTAGCCGCCTGAAAGGTAGTTTCGACGGCGCGCTAAAACGCCTTGAAGCCGAGGTAAGCGACAAGGTGTGTTTGTCAGGCGCCGCCGCAATGGCGCGCGTGCTGTACACACACGCCGAACAGAACGCTGCGATGCATCGCAAGACAGGCAAGTTGGAATCGGCCATTCGTCGGCGGTTTGTCGAGCAGCGTTCAAGCGACAAGCGCAAGACGTATTGGGTTACGTGGAGTCCAACGGTTGCGCCGCACGGTCATTTTCTGGAATACGGCACGTCCCGCGCGCCCGCGTATCCCTTCATTGCGCCTGCGTTCGACCACATCAACGAAGCCATCGATGCGGGGAAAAAACAGATGGCGCAGCGCTTGCACAAAGAGACTGAATCAGGGGGCGAAACATGACCGTTGAAGCGGCCATCTTTGACGCCCTGCGCGCCCTGGTCGGGGACCGTGTGTATCCCGATGTGGCGCCCGACAACGCCGCGCGCCCGTACATCACGTATCAGCAGATTGGCGGGCAGGCGATCAACTTCGTTGATGGCGGGGCGCCGAGTATGAGGAATTCGCGCTTCCGCATCAACGTTTGGGCCGACCGCCGCGCCGATGCGGCAGCGATTAATGCCCAACTTGAAGCGGCGTTGCGCGCTGCGCCGACGCTGCGCACGACAGTTTCAAGCGGCCCGGTTTCGCTGGCCGATCCTGATACGCGCCTGCGCGGAGCATCGCAGGACTTTAGTTTTTGGTTCGCTTAGTCCGCCCGTTCGGGCGTTTCGTTTAGCCGCTTTCGAGCGGCTTTTTTTATGTCTGAATGAAAGGCAAAAATCATGGCTGTTACTCTGCCCAACGGCGCACTTGTCGCCATCGCCAACGGCTACGCCACGGCAAAAATCATGTCTGCCGTGACCAACGCGGACCCCGCTGTGGCGACCCTTGAAGCGTCGCACGGCGTTGTAACCGGTGACTACATCGAGGTCACTTCGGGTTGGTCCCGCCTGACTGATAAAGTCGTCAAGGCGGGCACTGTTTCTGCCAACGACGTGCCGCTGTTGGGCATCGATACGTCCGCTGAAAGCGTCTACGGCGCGGGCGGCGGTGTCGGCACTGTTCGCGTGGTCACTGGCTGGACCCAGCTTTCTCAAATCCTGCAAAGCACGAGCAACGGCGGGGAACAGCAATTCCTTGAATACCAGTTCTTGGAATCGGACGCGCAAAAGCGTATCCCGACCTTCAAGAGCGCCGCTGGTCTGCAATTTTCGATTGCGGACGATCCGACCCTTGCGGGCTACATCCTTGCTGCCGAAGCGAACGACGACCGTATGCCGCGCGCCGTGCGTATCACCCTGCCTAACGGCGCCGTAATCATCTACAACGCCTACATTTCGCTGAACAAAACGCCGTCCCTGACCGTCAATGAAATCATGGCGTGCGAGGTCACGCTGTCCCTGCTGAATGAGCCGGTGCGCTACTAATGGCGAAGCTGACCCTGAAAGCGCCGCCGACGTTCCGCGCGAAAGTCGGCATCCCTGTTCCGGGCGGTGCGCCTGTGCCCGTCGAATTCACGTTCAAGCATCGGACCAAAACCGAACTTGAAAATTTTATGTCGTCGCGTGAGGGTGTTTCCGACCTTGATTCAATCATGGAAATGGTTGAGGGCTGGGACTTGGAAGAACCGTTCGACCGCGACGGCATGGCGGCACTGCTGGAAAACTACGCGGGCGCGGCGCTGGCGATTTACGTTGGCTACGTGGACGAGCTTTTGCAGGCGAAACGAAAAAACTGAGGGCGGCGGCACGCGCGCTGTACACGCCGGGACCGACCGAAGCCGAAGCGGCTTTGTACGGCCTGACGGTGGAGGAAGCAAGCGGGCCGCCCGTCGAAGTTTGGCCGGAAAACTTGGACGCCGTGAACACGTTTATCAGCATGGCGACGCAATGGCGCCCGTCGTTTGGCGGCGTGATCGGGCTTGATTACGCCGCACTGCCTGCGGTGCTGGATATGTTGGGGATCAAGCGGAAACGACGCGGCGCCCTGTTTGACGCCCTGCGCGTGATGGAAGACGCGGCGCTAGAAGTGATCCGCGAATCAATGGACAAGAGGGGCAAGTAATGTCTGACGTGATCGGGCGTGGCGTAATCGAAGTTTCGGCGGACAGTAGCAAGCTGAACGCGGCCATTGCCGAAGCGCGCACGCGCCTTAAAGGCTTGGGCGAGGCGGGCAAGGACAGCGCAAAAAACGCGTCATCGTCCATTGACCGTTACATCAAGGGCCTTGAAACCCAAAACGCCACGCTGGGCAAGTCCAAGCGGGAAATCGAGCTTTACAAGCTGGCGTTGAAGGGCGCCAGTGATGCGCAGTTGAAGGCAGCGAATACGGCGCTTGCCGCGCGTGACGCATGGGACAAAAACCAAGAGGCATTGAAGAAAGCGGCGGACAGCGCCGAGCGTCACAAAGCGCGCATGAAAACGGCGTTCCTGACCATTGCCGCCGCCGCCGCTGCAATGACTGTGGCGGGTTTCCACTACTTTAACGAGTTCGTGACGCAAGCCGCCGACTTTCAGGACATGGCGGAAAAGACTGGCGAAAGCGCGGAAAATCTTGCGTCCCTGTTCGTGTCCGCCAAGGTCGGCGGGTTGGAAATGACCGAAGTAGCGGACGCCATCGTAAAACTGAACAACAACCTGTCGGGCGTCGATGACGAATCGAAGGCGGCAGGCGCCGCCCTGGCCGCGCTGGGTCTGAACATCAAAGACCTTAAAGCGATGTCGGGCGCGGAACAACTGGAAGCCATCGGCAAGGCGTTTAACTCGTTTGAGGATTCGTCGGCAAAAGCGACCGTTGCAACCGCCCTGTTTAGCAAGTCCGGCAAGGAAATGCTGTCCTTCCTCAAAGAGCTTGGCAACGAGGGTGGACGGCAAAAAATCCTGACGCAAGAGCAAATCGAGCAAGCCGACGACTACGCCGACAAGCTGGCAAAGGTGCGCGCGCAACTGAGTTTGCAGGCGTCGGCGCTGGCGGTGAAACTGATCCCCGAAATCACCAAGTTCACTGGTTATCTTGCCGACTTGGCGAAGAATGAAGACGCCGTTGCCGCTGTCACGGCGACCATGAGGGGCGTGTTGTTTGGCACTGTCACGGTCTTTCAAACTTTCGCCGTGATTGGTTCCGATGTCGCCTTTACGGTGCGGACCATCGCGCGAGAAATGGACGGCTTGAAGCGGCAGGCGGCGGCGCTTCAACGCTTGGATTTCAAGGCGATTCGCGACATTGGCAAGGAAGTAGCGGACGCCGCCGCCGCAGATCGTGCGCGCCTGGACAAGTTCCAAAAAGGGATCATGGCGTTGACCCCGCCCGAACTGCCGCCGCTGTTGGGTGACAAGCCGAAGCCGAACCCTGAGGAAAAGCCGAAGCCGGAAGCGAAAGAGCCGCCGAAAAAGACACTCAAATACACGCCGCCCGACCCCGACGCAAAAGCCAATGCCGCCAAGGCCGCAGCGGAACGCAAGGCGCAAACTGAACTTGATGTCGAAATCATCCGGCAGGGTTCCGAAAAAAT